TAATGTATCTGGTGCTCGATTTGGACTAGGAGGAGTCGGAGAAGGACCACCTGCTCCTCTAATAATTTTATCGGTCATGCTGATACCTGATTAGTGTCAATTCCTGCTGAGATTACAACCGATCCAGTGAATATTTCGCCATAAACAATTGGGTGGCTAGTTCCTGCTCGGCTGGTATTTTGCACCCCAGAAAAATTAAACGATACACGAGGATCTTCCTCATCATTTAATTCAGGCAGTGGGAATAACAAATTACTTACTCCTGATAAAACTAATGCTCCTCCTACGCCTAATGCTGCTTTTGTCAATCCTCCAGCAGCAGCAAAAGAGCCTTTAGCAACAATAGGACTAAAGAATGAACCAACAGATAACGGAGTGAATAAGAAAGCACCTCCTATTAAAGCAGCACCAGTTAATATTTTTCCAACATCTCCACCTGCACCAGTAATAACAGGAACAATACTTATATCTGATTGTCCTATAGGATTTTGTATATCTTCTTCCCCTATCTCATAATCGTCAATTAGTACTTGATAATAACGATCTGCCATGTGTGCTTCCAATTTTGGAAAGTTACTAACTAAAAACCTCATGGCATCAGCAGTAGAGTTTATTACTGCATCTAATT